ACCCGAGTTCTGACCATTGAGCGCCTCCATGTATTCGCGTTTTGTTATTGCTTGCATGTGATTAGCTCCAGTTCTTGTGTGCTTCATTGCGTGAAACGAAATGGTCAAGCATTAGCGCCTCCTGCATGCCTCGGAGGAACTCGAAAACCTCTCGCGCTGTTCCGTGTCGTAGATCGCGCTCTCCTCCTCCTGTGTTGACCATCTGGACAACATGCCAAGAGCCAGAGGATTTATACGCACAGATATGATTGATCTGTCCGACAAGCTTTCCTTCTACGGTTTCCCATTTGGTGCGCGGATAACCTTTCTCGGCATTGATCCAGTCGGTCAAGTTTTCGATGTGTGCTGTCGTGATTCTCATGTTGTTCTCCTTGGGAGCGCTTACGCGCTCGCTTTGCGTGATTGTTGCTTTTCTAAAAGTCTGGTGAAGTTCTTCGAGGCAAGCTCTGAGACCTGATCCTTAATCTGATCGGCAATCTGCGCCTCCTCTACTGTGTCGCAGATCTTCCAGAGATCGTCTACTTGGCTAGTCCATGCTTCGACGTACTCAGCCTGTGTTACCTCTTTGTCGTTGCCTAGATATCCAGTCACGGTAATCTTTGGCTCTGGCGCTTCGAGTACATTGAGCGCAACCAAGATCTCGCGGAGCTTCTCCGGTGTCATGTTGTCCGTGTCCATTCCTGTGATCTCATCGGCTCCGCGCTTTTCTCCTGCTTTCAGAAGATCGTTCGCCAGTAGTTCCATTTGCTCGTTATGTGTCATTTCGTTTACTCCGTTTTGTGATTGATGAGATATACAATGCATGTCGCGTGCCAGAAATAAAAAAGTCAGCAATGGCGCGGGTTTCAGCGATTCCGTACTACCTAGGTCGTAGTGCGATTTGTAACGGTTGTTACGTTTGGTAACGAACGCAGCGTTACGCTTGGTAACACTTATGATGCAGTGCAACAAAAGCAGCGTGGTTGCTCTGTCATTGAGTGCGGGTGTATTGTGTGATTCGATTCCCTTTTTGAGCGTCTGATTGTCGCTCGCTTTTTGGATTGGGATTGAGTAGGAGAGAGTGGGGTGCTTTGGTTTTGTTTGGTGTTGTGCTGTCCATGAACCGAGAGCTGTCAGAAGTCGCGCACGCGAACGTCCAGAGCCAGAACCAAATCAGCATCGCGCTTTCACGTTTTGACTCAGAGCTTTTCCAGTCAGAGCGACCCCACCACCCCCAGAGACCGCCCGCCGCTCACATACACATAAATATCCCGAACAGGAGTGTCTAAGATTGACTGAGATCCACATTCCATACTCACCCAGACCATTACAGCGAGAGCTTCACCAGAACCTCTCTGAGAAGCGCTGGGGCGTAGTTGTATGCCATAGACGCTTTGGCAAGACTGTGATGGCTATCAACCATCTGTTGAGGGATGCAATCCTGACTGATAAGACGAATCCCAGGTATGCGTACATAGCGCCTACATACAGACAGGCAAAGGCTGTGGCATGGGATTACCTAAAGCAGTTTGCGGGCAATATACCGATGGTGCGGTTTCATGAGACTGAACTGCGTTGCGATTTACCGAATGGCAGTCGTATCCAGTTACTTGGCTCCGAGAACCCTGATAGCTTGCGGGGCATTTACCTCGATGGAGCCGTCCTCGATGAGATGGCGGATATGCCTGAGTCACTCTTTCCTGAGATTATCAGACCAGCACTTTCGGATCGCAAGGGATGGGCGTTATTTATTGGAACACCCCGTGGTCACAATGCGTTCTTCGAGCTGTATGACGCTGCATTGAAGCAAGATGATTGGTATACGGCTTTGTATAAGGCGAGCGAGACGGGAATACTTGACGAGGAAGAGCTAGAGGCTGCACAAGCCATGATGTCTGCTGACCAGTTTGATCAGGAGTTTGAGTGTTCCTGGGTGGCGAATGTGGCGGGTGCAATTTTTGGGAAAGAGCTACAGGCGCTCCACGAAAAGGGGCGCATCCATGATGTTCCATATGATCCTAGTACCAAGGTAGATACCTGGTGGGATTTGGGTGTAGGTGATTCTACGGCTATCTGGTTTACTCAAACGATTGGCAGGGCAGTGCATGTCATCGACTTCTATGAGAATCGGAATGAAGGTTTGCCGCATTACGCACAAGTGCTTTCACAGAAGGGTTACTTCTATGGCACACATAACGCACCCCATGATATTGAGGTCAGGGAACTTGGGTCGGGCAAGAGTAGGCGAGAGGTCGCATACGACTTAGGTATTAACTTCAGGGTTGTACCGAAGTTGCCGTTAGAGGATGGCATTCATGCAGCGCAGTTATTGATACCTAGATGCTGGTTTGATCGTGATGCCACAAAGCATGGGCTTGAATGCTTACGGCAGTACCATCGAAAGTATAATGAGAAGGCCAGGTCATTCCGGTCAACCCCAGTCCATGACTGGTCATCACATGCGGCGGATGCGTTTCGATATCTTGCAGTCGGTCTGAAAGAGTCTAGAATGGACTATGAGCGGCCACCGCAAGCGGTTGCGGATAATGGCTATAATCCACTTGGAGTAAGTTTGTAATGGGATTTTTAAAACCAAGTATGCCAGCCCCGCCTCCACCGCCTCCTGCACCACCGCCACCTCCAGCGGAAGTTGTGCGTCCTGCGAAGGTTGAGGAGCTAAAGAAAGAGATGAAAGACCCAAAGCGGGTTTCTCGAAAGAAGACAATCAAAACAGGTAGTCGCGGAACAAGCATGATCACTGGAGAATCGGTAAAACGGGCGACATTGCTAGGCGGTGACTAGTGGTTAAACCTTTGCTAATCGAGGATCAAGGCGTACTTAGAGGGCGCTTGATCGAGGCAATGCATCAAGTTGACTACAAATATCTTGAGAATCATCTTGAGATTATTGACAGCGCCATTGTTTTTGAGTGCAAAGACGAGGATGATGTAGCTGGATACCTGTGGTTATACGGGTCTGCTGAAGAGATTGGCGTATGGGTTGTGCATATGTTGATATTTGAAGACTACAGGGCAAGCTTCTTTACGCGAGATGCGGCTACTGCGTTCTTTGGTGCGCTATATTGCTTAGGATGTGATATTGTTCGCGCAGAGAATGAGAGCCAAGGTTTGTTGTTGCGGATTGGCGGTCAACGATCAGGCGACAATGTTGACTTGAAACTACCGTATACCTGGAGATAGCAATGGGCGAGCCAGTTAAACAAACTAAAAAAGTAGTTAAGAATCCTTTAAGGGGAGTTCGTGACGTAACAGGCGTAACGAAAGCTTCACGCGAAGCTGAAGCCGCGATGAAAAAACAGCAGGAACAGCAAGAAGCAGAAACAAAAGCGATGGAAGAGAAGCAAGCAGAAGAGATGATGAAAGCTGCAATGCCTGATCCGCTCAAGGCTGTTTTTGGGCAAGAACAGCAGCAGCAAAAAGCCTACAGGCGTAGACAGGGCGGTGGAATCCGCACAAGTTCTCGTGGAATCCTTGGCGGCGGATCAACGGCCACGAAGAAACTGGGGTCGTAAATGGCAGATATGTTAGCAAGTACCCTGCTCAAGCGATTCGGATCGCTGTTTGAGCAACGTCAACAGTGGGAATCACACTGGCAGGAAATTGCTGACTATGTTGTCCCACGCAAAGCAGACATCACAAAACGCAGAACAGATGGCGACAAGCGCACTGAACTGGTTTTTGATGGCACTGCGATTCATGCGGCAGAACTTTTGTCGGCATCCCTGCATGGAATGCTAACTAATGCGTCTACTCGCTGGTTCTCACTGAGATACCGTAACCGTGACCTTGATGGTAACGATCAGGCGAAAGAATGGCTTGAGTCTGTTGAAGACGATATGTACTTGGCGTTTGCGCGATCTAACTTCCAAGAGCAAATCCATGAGCTGTATCACGATCTAATCTGTTTTGGCACTGCGGTCATGTTTATCGAACAAGACTCAGACAACCAGATTCGATTCCAGACCCGTCACTGCCGTGAGCTATTCTTGTCGGAAGATGAGAAAGGGCGGGTTGATACAGTGTTCCGCGAGTTTCATATGCCAGCGCGAGCTGTCATCCAGAGATTCGGTGACGCTGTAGATAGCTCGATTATCAAGAAGGCAGAATCAAACCCATACGAAAAGATTCGCTTGATTCATGCGGTATATCCGCGAGATGAGCGAGACGTTCGTAGGGTTGACACTAAGAATAAACCATTCGCCTCTGTGTACGTTGATCCAAAGTCTAGAACTATCTTGTCAGAATCTGGCTTTGATGAGTTTCCATACGTTGCTCCGCGATTCCTAAAAGCTTCATTTGAGGTTGGCTATGGCCGATCTCCTGCAATGACTGCGCTTCCAGATATCAAAATGCTCAATAAGATGAGTGAGGTGACGATTCGAGCGGCGCAAAAGCAGGTTGACCCGCCATTGCTTGTTCCTGATGACGGCTTCTTGTTACCAGTTCGTACTGTTCCTGGTGGCCTTAACTTCTACAGAAGTGGTACACGGGATCGTATCGAGCCTCTAAATATCGGTGCAAACAATCCGCTAGGCCTGAATATGGAAGAACAGCGTAGACAGGCAATCCAGTCTGCATTCTACGTTGACCAACTAATTCTTTCACAAGGCCCGCAAATGACTGCAACAGAGGTGATGCAGCGTACCGAAGAAAAGATGCGGTTACTTGGCCCTGTTCTTGGCCGACTCCAAGCTGAGTTGCTACAACCAATGATTGAGCGCGTGTATTCAATTCTGGTGCGCCAGAAAGCATTCCAGCCAGCGCCTGAGTTTATGAGCGACAGTGCAATTGAGATTGAGTATGTGTCGCCATTGGCTAAAGCGCAGAAGCAAGGCGACATCCAGAATGCGCTTAGAATGCTTGAGCTGTTTGGGCCACTTACTCAAATCGATCAATCAGCAATTGATTATGTTGATATTGATGGCATGGCGAAGTATCTGTTGAATACGCTTGGCGTACCTGCAACAACTGTTCGCGGTGAGGAGCAGGTTGCTCAAATACGCGAAGACAGAGCGGCACAGCAACAACAGATGATGGAGATGCAAGAAGCTCAAATGGCGGCAGAAGCAGCAGGTGCAGCAGCCCCAATGGTGAAGGCGGTAGGATAAGGCGATGGCGCGGAAACCGAAGCAACGTATAACTAAAGAGCAGTTGGATTACATCTGCGAGCAGATTGCTGACGGGCGCACTGTTGATAGTATTTGCTTAGAGCAAGGTTTTCCATCGTATCGTACATTCTATCGTTTCTTGCAAGAGGACGAAGATGCCTACGTTCAATACCGCAAAGCCAGAGCGATTCAAGCGGAGATGCTACGCGATCAAATTATCAACATTATTGAGTCCCCGTTGCCAACTGATCCTAAATTGGCAATGGCTGAAGTCCAGCGTAGGCGACTCGAAGTAGATCAGAAAGATAAATATGTGCGTCAGTTAGCTCCGATGGGTATACGCAATCGCGCTGAAGATGATGGCAATGCAAAAGTTTCGGGAACAATTACCCTGAAATGGGATGATTCCAATGGCTAACTCTAGTTCTGCGAACAATAAACAACTATTGCAGGTAAACGAAGATGCAAAACCCAGAAGACTTACGGGCAGCGTACAAGACGCTGTTTGACTCCAGTGATGGACAGACTGTGCTGGAAGACCTCGAAAAAAGATTCCACATCCACGGCTCTGTCTTTTCCACAGAAGCAACAGATACAGCATACCGTGAGGGGCAGCGAACGGTAGTGTTGTTCATTAAGCAAATGCTGCTCGATCTAAAATTACCAGAGGATATATTCGATGAGTGAAGAACAGGTAGCTGAAGTCTCTGCTGAACCAGAGGTAGCTCAGTCTGAAGATTGGCGCGATTCCATCCCAGATGAGATTCGAGGCCATAGGTCACTAGAGCACATCAATGATGTCGGTGCGTTAGCTAAAAGCTACGTCCATGCACAGTCAATGATTGGCGCAGACAAGGTTGCCATCCCAGGCAAGCACGCAACAGCGGATGATTGGCGTGAGGTGTATCAGCGTCTAGGAATGCCGCAGGATGCAGAGGGATACCAGATTAGTCACAATCTTCCCGAAGGCTCAGCGGTTAATGAAGAAATGGCTAGCTGGTTTAGCAACGCCGCATTTGAGGCAGGACTAACAACACAACAAGCGCAAGCCCTTGCAAACCAGTGGAATCAGATGTCAGCGCAAGGCGCAGAAATGCAAGAGGTTGAGTATCAAGCACGAGTTCAAGAGGTAGAATCAGAGCTGAGGCGTGAATACGGCCAAGCATTTGATGACCGAATAATGCTAGGTAATGGCGTTGTTGAGCAGTTTGGCGCTTCAGACTTACTTGACGTGCAGATGGCTGACGGCACTCTTCTTGGCGATCACCCTGGAATTATCCGCCTAATGGCAGACATTGGCGTGTTTATGAAGGAGCGCCTTGGTGAAGATACGCTTGAAGGCGTTAAAACAACTGGGGGCTTAACTCCAGAGCAAGCTCGTGATAAGTTATCTGAGTTGATGCATGAGAAAGGCCCGTACTGGGACGCTAAGCATTCAGACCATGATTGGTATGTTCAGGAAGCTATGAAGTACCGGGAGATGATTAGTGGATGACAAAGAGTTCAAACTTGAAGTCTTACGGGTTACACTAGATCACGCAACACCTGCTGATATGGCCGATATTTTATCGGTCGCTCAGCGGAATCTGGAGTGGTGTTTATCACCTTTGGAGAAAGCGCAAGCTCCCAAAGATCAAACGCCGCAAAGGAAAAGAAAACCAGGACAAGCAAAAGCCCCTGGCGGCAACACCGTAATGTTTACTTAAAAATTCGTCCTGCGTTGCAGGGTAGCGAGACATTGTTTTGGCTAACTGCAAAAGGGGACAATTATGTCTACTCAAGTTACAACTGCATTCGTGCAGCAGTTTAGCAGCAACGTCCAACTGCTATCACAGCAGCGTGGCTCATTGCTGCGTGGTGCTGTCTCTGAGGAATCAGTGACAGGTGAAAAAGCATTTTTCGATCAGGTTGGAGCGGCTGCGGCAATCAAGCGCACCTCTCGTCATGGCGACACTCCTCTCGTAGAGACTCCACATTCTCGCAGAATGGTAACAATGGACTCTTATGAGTGGGCTGACCTCATCGATGATGCGGATAAAGTTCGTATGCTGATTGATCCAACATCTACATACGCTCAAGCGGCTGCTGCTGCGATGGGTCGTGCGATGGATGATGCGATTATTGACGCTGCTATTGGTACGGCAAAGACTGGTAAGTCTGGCGGTTCAAGCACATCAATGCTTGCGGGCCATCAGATTGCTAACGGCTCTGCTGATTTAACTCTGGCTAAGTTGATCCAAGCGAAGAAGATTCTGGATTTGGCATCTGTCGATCCATCAATCACTCGCCACATCGCTGTCGGCCCTGACCAAATTGAGTCACTTTTGAACAGCACAACTGTTACATCAAGTGATTTCAATACGGTTAAGGCTTTGGTGCAGGGTGAGATCAATACCTTCCTGGGCTTCACTTTCCATGTCACAACCCGTTTGGGTAAGTCTGGCGACATCCGCTCATGCTTTGCTTGGGCTGAAGACGGCATCAAGCTCGCAGTGGGCAAAGATGTTATGGCTAAGATTGACGAGCGTGCTGACAAGTCTTACTCAACGCAGGTTTACTACTGCGCTACATTCGGGGCAACTCGGATGGAGGAAGAGAAGGTTGTTCAGATCGACTGTGACGAATCAGCAGCATAAGGAGATATGAACAATGGCAACTGTATACTCTAACGTCCGGACGGATCTTACTCAGGATGATCCAGCTGAGTTCGTAAAAGCTAATCAAATTGGCGGATCAATGAGAGTCGCTCATGCTCAGTATGAAGCATCTTCACTTGCTTCTGGTGATGTTATTGAGATGTTCTCATTGCCTAATGGCGCTCGCATCCTGCATGGCAAGTTATGCCATGACGGGTTGGGCGCAAGTACAACTCTCGCTGTAGGCCATGCTGCTTACACTAATTCAGCAGGAACATCTGTTGCTGCTGATGGCGATGAGTACAAGGCAGCCGCTGCATCAACAGCAGACCAGTGCGTATTGGTAGCTGACAAGCTGTCACTAGGTGCAGGGTCAGAAGTTGATCTTGATGGCGAAGATGCCGACAACGAATTCGTTGTGACAGTAACAATGGGCGGTGCTGCTGGCACAGGCACAATTGAACTGACAATGTACTACGTTGTTGACTAAATGAATCGGGGGCGGACGCGCCCCCTTTTCTAAGCGAGGCGTGACATGACCGATGTAGTAGATATATGCAATAGCGCATTAAACCAGATTGGCGCATCAACCATTGCCAAGCTAACCGAAGATTCTAAGAACGCCAGGATTGTTAACCAGCGGTATGAATTTGTTAGAGACGCTGTATTCAGAGCGCACCCTTGGAACTGCTTAACTATCCGAAGCACTCTTACCAAAGACCCTACAGCTCCCACATTTGAGTTCAGTAACGCATTTTCGCTTCCGAACAATCCTTATTGCTTACGGCTTTTACAGCTTGATAAGCACGATATTGTTCATCGTGTAGAAAGGCGCAAGATTCTTTGTGACGAAGATACAATTAGTATTATCTATATCGGCAAGATATTGGACGTAAATCAGTACGACACACTCCTGATTGAGACTATTGCCGCTGCATTGGCCGCTGATATCGCATATCCGATTGTGGGCAGTATTACTCTTGGTGAGCAAATGCGGATTCTGTATGAGGCTAAACTCAAAGAGGCAAGATTTGTAGACGCAACAGAAGGCACTCCTGCAAGCATCACCAGTGTTGCTGCAGCGGGTTCTCTTGAGTCAGACATATTTATTAGATCGAGGTTCTAATGGCTAAAGCATCTCCCGAAATAACCAGCTTTACTTCTGGAGAACTTTCGCCAAGGCTTGAGGGTCGCGTTGATATACCTAAATATTTCAACGGATCGAAGAAGCTAGAGAACTTTGTCGTCCATCCGCATGGTGGTGCGACTCGCAGACCAGGTACTCAATTCATTGGTGAGGTCAAAGACTCCTCAAAAGAGCATCGATTGATCCCGTTTGAGTTTAACGTAGAGCAAACCTATGCCGTAGAGATGGGTGACCAGACTGCTCGATTCATTACAAATGATGGAGTTCTTTCTTACCCAGAACAAATATCGAGAAGCACCGAAGATTACCCGTCTCTTGGATGGGGTTCTATTGACCACGATGATGGCGAGTTTACACGAATTGAGTTTAATCCAGCCGGAACGAAAGTTTATTTTGTTAAAACAACAGAAGAGAAAACTGGATCAACTCACACGCTTGAGTTTGCTGTGCGCCAATACAGTCTTGATGATCCTTACAACCTAGATAGCGCGTCAGTCGATTACGTTGAAAGGACTTGGGATTTCCGTGATTGCTTCTCATCAAATATTGCCGATGGTCAGCGAAAGTATCATGCAGGGATGTTTTTCGCTAATAACGATTTGTTTGTGTGGGATGGAATCCCTGACATAGACCCAGACACTACTGGCACAACCCATCATGATGGATTTCTTTATAAGTTTAATTTGTCAAATGATTACGACATCAGCACAACATCTAATGGCCTTATAGAATCTGGCTCTGTTTACGATTCAAGATGGCGAATTGGAGATTACGCAAGTGGAACTAGATACCCCGTACCAATAGCGGGAATCGCTTTTAATCCAACTTTTGAGTCACAAATTCTTGATGCAGATAGGGCTTACGGGTCTACATCGGCTGACGGATCAATAAACACGTCAACTGACTACACGCAAATGGATAGCGTTCCTAACAGAGGCGGATCATATTTAGTTGTGCTTGTAAGTCACTTGGTAAATGCGAGCGCTACGATTGATGATGGTATTTCTGGCGGTGTTGGAAACTCAGTTGCTGCAAAACCAGGCGCTCTCGTCACCGTTAGACTCGATATATTCGATCAGTTTAATCCAGGTTATATTAGATATTGGCCGCAAGGCGCGGACTCTTATTATGACTTAGGGGTCTTTGATGAGCCAAATGCTGACTTAAGGCGGGATTCATCAGAAGACCCACCAACATTTCATGGGTTAAGATTTTTGCCAGCAAACAATCTTCACCTTACCCAAGATAGTAGCGGTAATTATGTTGATATATCTGGGTCTGCAAATATCGATGGGCATTCAGATCACAATAGAATGCATGGCGTAATTTTAATTAACTACACACAAGACGATCCCCAGCGAGTTGGTATAGCCGCTTACGGGACTTTTATTGCGGCAGCAGATGATCCAAGAAACCTATCAATTACTTTTAGCGGTGCTTATAGGCTTACCGATACTACTGATGGAGATAAAGCTTTACATCCTTTTATGACGAATGATGGTAAGCGTTTGTTCTACACAACAGGGGTGACCGACAGTCTTACCAATATCGTTACTATTGAGCATCTGCAGAATCCATTTTTTATATTTTACTTTAGCGGCCTTGTATATGACGATGATAATTCGTCTTCATACCCTAATTGGAGTTCTGAAACCTTTAGTTACGAGTACGATAATTCTGACAACGCGCTTGAGATTCAGCCTGTTGAAATAACAACACCGTATTCATCGTCAGACCTTTCAAAGGTTAGATTTGCTCAGTCTGCTGATGTTTTGTATTTGATTCACCCTGACTATGCGCCAAGACAGTTAATAAGATACGGGGCAACGAGGTGGGGTATCAAGGAAGTAGACTTCATTAGAGGGCCGATGCAAGACCCGGTGTTTGATGGCTCTACACTGACTGCTAGCGGGAGGACTGGTTCTGTAACCATAACAGCATCAAGCGGTTTATTTGTATCAACCGATGTAGGACGACTTGTTAAGTTGCATGATGGCTATGCAGAAATCACGGCATTCACAAGCGAGACATCGGTTACCGCAACAGTTCTTGAAAATGAAGAAGGCCGTACAGAGTTAATGCCTTCTTATACTGCAACTACGATATCAGCTCATGAAGGCGATCCAGGGGACACTAACTTAGAGCATAACGATAGATACCAAGATTCTGCGGGAAACTTCCTGGAGCAGGGTTTTAAGGTGGGTATGAGAGTTTCCGTTAGTGGATTTACAACCGGAACAAACAATGAGTCATCGGCTCTAATCGTAAAAGTTACAGAAGATACGATGCTAATAGCTCCTTCTGGAGACTTAAATGACGAAGCTGCTGGGGATACAGTAACAATATCTGGGATTCTAGAAGCTGATGATGAGTACCAACTTGGCGCTTTTTCGGATACCACTGGCTATCCAGCGGCAGTGGCGTTTTATGAGCAGCGATTAGTTTTTGCAAACACACTGGAGCAGCCTCAGACGCTATTCTTTTCTGTTGCAGGAAGCTTTGAGGAGTTTACGGCAGGGTCAGATGCTGACGATTCGATGACATAC